CATTAGTGTTGAAATATTCCCAACCAATTTCATCAAAGTCAGATGCATCGTCAGAACGAAGTATCTTATACATAACTTGGATTTCAGCAGAGTCAAACTTAACTGCATCCAAATATGTTCTGATAGAATTAGCAGGCGTCTTGAGTGTTACTTTACGAGTACAATAGATAACCTCATTGTTATCCCCATCTGGGTCAGTTGGTAAACCATAATCAGTTGTTGGGAATACATCAGAAGCACTATCAATATTGTCAATACGATTTGCAATTGCAACCACAGACTTTCTATCCAAGTCAACTACTGGAGATAGGTTATCTACATTAGATGTCATAGTATAAATCAAGTTAAGTGATTTTGCACCAGCAAGTTCGTTTGTTTCATTTACTTGAGAACATACAATTCTTGGATTTGCAAAGTAATATGTATCTTCTAGTGGAATATTATCTGCTTGTGATAGTGTTTGTTTTGTAAACGAATTCTCTGTACCGTCAACAGAAGTTCCAGAAGTAGTTCTCAACTTTGCAGTTAGACTAGTATCTGCAAACTCAATTGTAGGTACGAAAGGTTGCACCACATCCATAGAAGCATTCTCAGTTGCAGTAGCATTACTACCACCACCAGTTCCATTAGCATTACCCTGAGCAGTTGTTACGACAGTATAAGAATCAATGCCGATGTTTGCAATCGCACTATGAGTTTTATTAATTTCAGTCAGTGGAATATTATTCAACTGATACAGTTCAACTGCAGCACCACTTGAGTGAGCAGAAGCTGAACCCTCAACTCCACGAGTTAAATCACCAGCAGAACTTCCACCTATTGTTGTTCCTGAGATTGTACCTGACATTACCTCATCACCAATCTTCACATGGACTGTTCCTGAAGTAGGCCATCCAGAAGAAGATGTAAGACTTAAACTGGTGGTGTTGTTTTGAGCAAGAACACCATTCAGCGTTGAACCGATACCAGAGGAAACTCCAGCAATAGTTACGTTGTTATCAATGTCATGCATATGGTGGTCACGATGGGTAACCTTAACTAATGCCTGTCCATTGATAGTTCTAATTGGATTAGGGTCTAGTGCTTTAACTGGAACAACATCATTGTTTAATGTAATGGTTGCAGTTTTTGACGTATCAAATTTAGCACGATATAGATTAAATTTCAAGTCTTCAAAGTCATATGCAGTCCAAGTAGTATTATTCTGTGATTTGAAAAGAACACCAAGATATGGTTGTTCTGAAACCAAACGAGAACCACCTACATCTACTTCACCCATTCGTGAAATCCATGCAAGATACTTATTTGAATCTGTCTGTAAGACGATACAGTATTCTACACCATTCTTCACATAAACAGGTTCAGTGAATGAGAATGTTGTTGCAACAGAAGCATCATCAGATATATTTACCTGTGACGGTTCAAATGTTACAGAACCAAATGGAAGAACCTTAGTTGTAGGATAACCATTTTGCATTTCTCTAATCTGACAAGTAACTGGAAGGTCTTCATCTTTCTGTGAGAAGAAAGCATCTACCTTAGTAATAAACTCACCACCGTCTGCCTGAGGCATAAACGATTGAGCAAGCGGATCCCACCATCCTACAATTTCATCACGAATAGCAGGTTGTGCAGTCTCATTAACATTTCTAACTTCTACTCTACCATTTCTTGTTGCAATGAATGTCTCTTCAGTTGTAGTAAGAATACCAGTTGCAGAATAAATTGCCTGAGCAAATGTTTCTGGTTCTGGGGTCTGTATGTTAGTTGCAGAAGAAGTCAATCTGAATAATCTATCACCAGTTCTAAACTGAGGATTACCTCTAGTGTTAGGATTAGGAATAGAGAATACACCTTCAATCTTACCAGCAGCAGATGTTGTTAACTGTCCACCAGTAGAACCACCTTGTGGTGTTACATATGCAGTAACCAATGTTTTATCAAAGAATGGATATACTTTAGTTAAAGGTTTCATACCTGTTACACTAAACGATACGTTCTTTGCACGAATGAAAGGTATCATTGCACGAGATATAACTCTGTTGCCTTGTGATTCCATATCAATCTGAGGAATAACTTGAGTACTAATACCCTGTCTTACAAGCGGCCCACCATCACTTGATGTGAGTGTAGTTCTTCTAATGACAGGTCTAAAAGGAACACGGCTTCTAGCACGTGCCCATGAAGTATCTCTAAATGTAGATGTCCTAGAGACAATAGTACCACCCCACTGTGATTGCCATGCACCCCAAACAGTTCCGATTGCGTTTCTGTTTTGTGCTACAAGTGTATCAAAGTTTCCTTCTCTATTGATGATAACGTCTGGAAGTTTTTCAACCTCAAACCATTCATCACCAGATGGAGACAACTTACATATACCTGTCCAAGCAAAGTTCAATACAGGGTTAAGATTTTCTACACGAGTTGCATACGGTTGTGATGCAGCAACTTTATGTTCATATGGAAGAGTTAGAACGTCACCAGTTTTTGCGTATTGGTCATTCGTTCTTTCTGCGTCTGTCGTATTTTCTTCAACGAGAGATATGCCCTTCATGTAATACTTGGGACGAAGTTCTCCTGCTCCCATGTCGATTGCAGCACGATAGTCTGGGTGTTTTACATCACCAGTTGCGTGTCCCTTGAAGTTATCAACAATGATACCAGACTTAAATCTATTCAGTCCATTCGCATCTTGAATCTCAATACCCTGTGCTTCTTTCTCAAGTAGAGATAGTGCAGTATAGTATTCAATATTGTCAATACGATTTTCAAGTTTACCAATATCTCGCATTGTATATCTACGATTATTAATTCTTGTAAAGTCTGCATCGTTAATGTCAAGAATATATGGGTTCATATTAATCTTGGCAAGATGCATTGCATCGTCTAAAGGTTTTGGTTCAATTGGATTTTCTGAAGGAGTACCACTTACAATCTTAAACTGTCCCTGTGATGTTACAAACAACGAGTCGATACGTCCAAGATAAAAATCAAAATCATATGCAAAGTTTGAATTATCCTTTGGTATGTCAGTTGTAGAAGAACCAGTTCCAGAGAAGGAACGTGACTCAAAGTTAAACGACATAGAGGTAACTTTATGAGTTGTTTGATTTTGAATAGTCTGGGTTGAAGTTGTTGCGTTTGCAACTCTAGGTCTAAAGTCTACAGTATCACGCAAGTCATATTCACCAGTAGGTTCTGCAACCTCTGGGTCAACACGAGTAGCAGTATAGATTGGAATTTCTTTATAGTCAATTGCACTATATGAATCTACAGTGAAGAAGTCTCCAGCTGCATGGTCAAAATAGTCACAGACAATTAACAATCTTCCAGTTGGAACAATTGCAGATGCCTTACGGACTAGTCTACCTATGTCATAGAAATTATCTCTCTGTCCACTATCCATAACAAAGTTATTTGTTATATTACGAGAACCATCAGTGAATGTATCTAATGTTGCAGTTGAAGCACTTTCAGCACCAGTGATAGTTTCTCCACTACCAAATGATACAGCGTTCAATGAGATAAATGTAATAGGTGAGATAGGATTAATTACACGAGCGATTGCACCAGTTGTTGAACCAGTAATTAATTCACCCTTTGTGAATGAACCACTTGCACCTGTAATTGTCCACTGTGGAAGTGTTGGGTTTGCATTTGCATCTTCTGAGTCAAGGATAGCATAAAGTTTATGTACGTCTGCAACACCCAATGAGATATCTTTATGATGAGCAGATGTACCGTATTCAGCAGCACCAGCAACACCATCATTATCCACTAGGACTTGATGCATTCTGTTACGAGTTTTAGATTTTTCGTTTACGATTGTTCTTGTAAGAGTTGCAATCAATCTAACTTTTGCAGCGTTACCAAGAACTGTACTTGAAGTAATAGATAGAGCATTAGTGCCTGAACCAGCAACTGTAACATTACTTGACGCAAGGTTAACAATATCACCATTAGCACCAGAACCACTACCAGCATCTGATACCATAAGAACGTAATCTGTGTTATCAATTGCATTGAATGTTTCGTTTGAACCAGCAGAGAATGTTACAAGACCAGATGCGTTTGATGTTCCAGCAAAAGAACGTCTAATAATAATAGAGGTATCTGATACTCCACTATTGTTTTCTGTCTTGAGTGTCTTGATGCCACTCTTCTGTAGTTTACGAAGAAGAATATTTTTGTTTTGGTCTGTAATGGTAACACGATTTCTTGTTGCAGTAACCGAAGTAATACCATTACTTAAAGTAGCAGATATTGAGATAGTGTTTGCGTTTGTTACAGCAGTAACTCTTCTTTTTTCTAGAGCACCAGCAGCACCAGATGGGAAGGAAACAATATCCCCCACACGAAGTTGTGTAACGAAATCAGTTTGGAAACCATTAATCACTGTACCAGAACCAGAGTAAGTTACAAGTCCAGCGAGGTCAGTGTTTGAGTTAAGAACAGTGTTTGCTGTAAAGTCAGCATCACCTGTGTCTGGGTCATCCATTGCAATCTGTTTAACAGCATCAAATGCGTGTTTAGTAACACTAGAAATAGTGATATCTGCATTACTACTATTCTCAAGTATCTCATCAGTTTCAGCAGAAGAAGTTGAATATAGTTTTTCTCCAACAGTAAATGTTCCTACAACAGAACCAAGTGCAATCTTTGTAGAACTTGATGCAGAAGTTACATAACCATATGCACCAGAGTTTACACCAGTGACCTTTGCACCAGTTACCAGTGCAGAAGGAGCGGCAGACATTGTAAGGTCTGTCAACATACGAATGTCAAAGATATACAACTTGTATTTTGTACCAATGTTTGAGGAGTCCACAACCAAGTTAACACTTGAACCAATATTACCCTCATCATGTTCAAATGCACGAGCACGAGCAAAACCAATTTGAGCACCAGCCGCAGTACCACGAGTTGCAGTTTGTGTATCTCTAAGAGTTACAAGTCTATAAGGTTCTGCAATCTCACCAGCAATCTGTGGAGAAATTTCAGGAGCACCGTGTACAGAATCTACTCGTACATAGTTACCAACTTCAACTGGAGTAATAGAACCATTGTAATTTTCAAAGGTTCTTGGTTTAGGTAAATCAATATATTTTGGAGCAACAGTTTCAATTTCATAACCACGAACATATGCTTTGCCAGGAGATACTTGTAGTGATAACAAGTCATCTGTAGCAGTACCACCATCATCTGTGGTTGAGTTAATTGGATATACTCCATTGTTCAAACCATCGTCTGAAGATTCTCTAATATCAAACTGAAAGTCTCTGACTGTGTAGTCGCCAGATTCATCATATGTTCTTCTTGCAAGGGTTTCACCCAATACACTATATTCTGTGTTTCTTGCTTTTGATTGTATCTGTCCATTGTCTACACGAATAAGTTCTACGAAGTTTTCATCTTCAGTAGATGTAAGGGAAAGTTTTGAAAGAGTAAGAGTGAACTTTAATCTATGAGCACCTTTTGCATTTACGTTTGAAGTTCCCTGTGAGTTGTCAAGAAGACTACTATCTTCTTCTGGTGTCTCTAAAGATTCTGCAATAGATAATCCAATTCTATAAGAAGGAGTATCAGTATACTTGTCTAGAATAATTCTTTGTTCTGCAACTCTTACGAAGTGTCCACGAATAAAGTATACACCTTCTTCAATGTTTGCAGACGAACCAATTGCAGTTGCGTTTGTAGCATTAAGTTGTGCAGAGTCAATACCTGAACCGAATGAACCGACCACTCCATTCGCAGAAATTCTTTCGCCGTTTGCGAATACTGTTGTTACATTATCTGTACCAGTTCTAATATATTTGACAAACAATGTGATTGGGTCATTGGTGGTTGCTGCTGTAACTTTAATTACCTCTGCAACCACACCACTAGTTGAACCTGTAATTCTCTTACCAACATAACTTTGTACGTTTGCAGAAATATCTGAACCACTTAATGTTGAGTCAATTTTGACTGCGTAGAATTCATTTGTAAAACCAACAGCGCCTGGGATGACAACTGTTCCTTCTTTGAACATATGTCTTCCATGTTTCTCAATTTGATTTTGGAGAATAGACTGTAGTTGAGTTAGTTCTCTTGCTTGTACGGCAAAGCCTGGACGAAAGAGAACCCTATGAAAGTCTTTGTCTTCTGCAAAGTCATCATAGTAAGGTGACACATTAAGATTGGTTTTTTCCATTTTTTAGAATTCCACTACGATTTTAATATCTTCTGTTTGGTCTGATGCACGAGAAATCGGGCGTCTGTTTTCGACATAGATTATGTCACCACTGTCTGCTTCTAACTCTGGGTTCATATAACCAGAACCAAAAGTTACAACAGTTCCACCAGCAAGTGTCACGTTTTGTGATGAAGTTGCTGACGGTGTTGCCGCAGCGCCAGAGGAAGCACCTGTAACAGTGTTCGCACCACTGAAGGCAACATGATTACCAGAAGATGCGATACCATAATTGGCATACTGTTCTTGTTGATAATAAAGAATGTTTCTTGTTGCATCCCATTCCACAACCTTACCTACTGCACCTGTAGTAGATTGAGTAATCTTCTCATCAATCTCATAAGGAGATGAAGGAGCAGATGCCATAATGATTGCGTATGTCTGTCTTACTTGAGATGCACTTGCAACAGTAGTTGTTCCAAAATTAAATGGATTTCTTACAATACCAACTTCTCTGAAATCGTTTGCAACTGTAAAGTCATCACCTTCTGTCTGTTCAAGTTTAGTGTTCATCATTACATAATGTCCACCAAGTTCTCTTACAGCATTGAAACCGTGTCCACCTTTTGGGGAGATGATTGGTTGAACCGAACCACCTGAACCAGAACCGATATTTGCAGCAGTAGTTAAACCTGTATTAGAAAATACTGTAGTTAAATCAACTGTACCAAATGTGTATCCAGCGCCAGGAGCAAATACGTTTGAACCAGCAGAACCGAATGCAGATATAGCACCACCTACAACTTTAATGAGTGCAATTGCACCACTAGAACCACCAGCGTTTGTACCATCACCATCGATTGCAGCGTAGTAAGTTCCGTTTGTATATCCTGAACCAGCAGTTACACGAAGTGCATCAATTGAACCATTGGTTGCAGCACCTGATACGTTTGCATCTGTAGTTACAGGAATAAAGTCTGATGTCAAGAACTTTTGAATTTGTGATTGAGTTAGTGTGTACATATACTGTAGAGTATATCCACCAAGTTCAAATGGATTAGCATTTGTTGTTGTAGGTTCTGCACCACTATATGCAACTCCACCATTATTGTCAAGTACTTTATATACTCTATAGTCAGTTGTCATAAAGTAGAATGTACTATCATAAAGATTTATTGCACTACTAGTTGTAGTATTAGATGCAGAGATATCATGTTCATACATATCGTAAGTTGTGGAGTTTGCCCAGTTCCTACGAGGGATTACAAAAGATACATCTGAAGAAGAAATCAATTTTGCAGCAAGCATTGAATCCCACTTATAGAATTCTGATGTTACATCATCTCTAGGAGTTGGGGGAGAGTTATCATCACCACCACTAGTTGTTGAGGTAAAAGGTGAACTCTTACCAATGAACAAGTAGTATGTTGTTGCAGCGGCTTCAGAGAATGACTCTTGAAACTGTTCTGCATTATGTTGTCTAAATTTTTCTGTAATTATCGCTGCCATGTTATTTTTCCATTATCCTTTTATACTCTTATTTATTACGATGGTTTGGTTGGCCATGTAACATCATCTAGAGATGTTGCACTATCTGTAATATCTCTGAGTGCTTGTCTGTATGTTTTCCATGCAGTAGGAATGTTTGTTCCCAACTCTTTATGCATAACAATCAACCAATCTGATTCTGCTAACATTGAATTTCTTGTTGAACGCAGTTTATTTAATTTTTGTTCTGCTGTTAATTGTACTTCATTTGTTGTGAATGATGAACCATCATATGTCCAACCATTTTTTACCTTATCATCACAGTCTATCCATGTGATTGAAGGATGACATTCATATCCATTTTCTGAATGAGTATCTACAACTACTCCGTTTTGAACTGCTGCTTTCATTATGCGTACTCCTCAACAACTACGATTCCAATTTGTCCTGCCGCTCCAGCACCGCCATTTGACCCAGAACCAGCACCGCCACCAGCACCATATGCCTGACCAGTTCTAGCACCTACATTATGTGAACCACCTCGGGCACCACTTCCCCAAAAAGAACCACCACCATTTGCTGCTGAACGATAGTTAGTACCAGATGGTACAAAATCGTTATCTACACCATTGTGACCATCACCGCCTGGAATATTAATATCTCCGCCAGTCGCAGTTCCACCATTACCACCCCTAACAGCTCCTATGTTTCCATGAAAACCACCATCTCCACCATTTCCAGTACAGTAAGAACCAAAGGAAGAACCACTGCCATTATTTCCATTTTGGGTGGCACTACCACCAGTTCCACCAGCACCAACATTCACAGCAACAGTAGAAACACTTGAAACATCTATAATTTCTATTGCAGTTCCACCAGCACCGCCACCAGAACCATAGTCATTAGCAGCACCATAACCACCACCTTGTCCACCAGCACCAGTAACAATAACTTTGACAGTTCTGATTCCAGCTGGTTTTGTATAAGTATGAGTTCCAGAAGATGAAAAAACTTGAATAGATTTTAGACCACCAGTATGAGTTATAGCAGAACCATTTAATGCTGGTAAAGCACCAGTAAGTTTTGTTGCAGCAATACCAGTAGCAATCTTTGCATTAGTAACTACCCCATCTACTATTTGTGGTGTACCAATCGCATCATCAGCCACTTTAGCTTGAGTTATTGCATCATCAGCAATATCTGCTGTGGAGACACCACCATCTAAAAGTGCAGTTGCGTTAATTCTATCAATTGCCATAG